AAATACCAAGACTTGATAATTCTTTCTCTTTCCCCGGGCAGTTCCGGGTCATCGGTAGCATACTCCTGCATAGTATCAATGTACTGCGCCAGCAAGTCCACAGCAGCATCCCAGCTGATGAAACCGCCAAGCAAAGCCGTATTAAGTGCGTTGACCAAAGTATAGATGGTATCTGCATACTCTTTTTCATCCCGCTCGATAACGGCATCCCAGGTGATTCCCACTTCATAGCTCTCGAATTTCTTTCCGGTAATCTTGCTATGCATAACTAGCAACATCCGGGCTAAAGTCTGCCAGTTCTCTGTCACCATTTCACGTTTTCTCGCTACCCTGCGAATGAGCAAAGGCATTTGCTCTTTTACACTGGCGTGACTGCTGGGAGTGTGCACCCCGAAGGCAAATTCTGGAACCTCGGAAACGTCAACAATGCAATAAAAGAGAAGTTTCAGTAAAGCTTCTGCGTCACCAATTGTCGATTGCGCCTCGATAAAGCTAGCGTCCTCTTCATCTGTAAAGATAAGTAACTCATGGCCTTTCAAATCGATGTTTGCCTGTTCGCCTCTCTGGACTGCTTTGAGCGCCTCTGGAAAATTATTCTGCAGAAAAGCCTGCACATCCCTGAGCTTCAACTTCAGCCTTGGCGTGCTGTGCATCTTGCTCCCCTGCATGGCATGGAGCATAACGTCATGATAGGCCTTAAAATACGGCTCTATAGGTTCCAGCTCACTGGTGCCATATAACTCTGTTTCCTCCGGCTCGTTCTTAAAATGAATAATCGGAATAAAGCCCCAGGGGTTAGGCCGTATTTCACTTGTCACGCCTTCCGGAGCATCTCCCTCTATAGTGACCGCAATTCTATCGGCCGTTATCTTTTGCGTTACAGTGTATTCTTTTTGCCCTCCATCCCACTTGGCTCGGGCCTTAATCGTGTATGCCTTTGGCCTCCTGGTAATTGAGTCAATTTCAATATCCGCTATCTGCTCCGGGGGAATGATTATATAATCAATCCGGTTTTCTTCATCTGGATAAAGCGGGTCATCGTTCTCCAGGTTGGCCAGCATCACAAAGCTGTCCCCATCTCTTAAGCTAAGCTGGTGAGTTCGCTGCATCCGGCTAACCCAGCGATTAACGTGCTCATCCAGGACTTCTTGGCCCTCTTCGTCCTGACAACGGAAATGGGGTACGCCCATAAAACCAGCCAGAGTGTTTATGATAGGCTTCGCAAACCCGGCCCCCAGCTTGTAATCATCATGGGTATTGTGATACAGCTGCCGGGCAAGCTCATAGTCTACCCTGGTGCTGTTCAGCACATATGGCACGTTCCAACTGCCGCCAATAAGGCTACCAAATCTGCCGAATACTCCCTGCCTTAATTTCGATATTTCACCGACGGCTTTTTTGAGCCAGCCTTGTTTAGCCATATAATTTCGCACCTCTCAGTAGCTCTACGCCTTGCATGTTATACCCAACCATATCATCTTCCAATGCATACCTTACAGCGTCAATGGAATGGTTATCCTTATCTGGAAATTTATCTTTGACCATTCCACTTCTGTCTGTTTCCAACGAATAATTGATAAATTCCTTTGCGGCTAATGGACAACGCTGAGGGTCAATGATAATGGCTTCGAGGTCTTGCAACCATTTGATTCCGAATTCTACTGAACCCGGCCCTTTCTTCGCAGCGGTTACCCTCAGGCCATAACTTCTCAACTCATCAATGGATTTCGGTTCTGCGCTATCTGCGACCGTGATTACATCGTTGTATTTTTGAATTTTCATCCATAATAAACGATTGGACAAGTTCAATCCGGCAACCTCTGCAAACAAATACAACCGGCGTCTTGTACTATCATAATGCAAACGTTCAAAGCAAGCCGGGTGAGCTGCATAACCAAAGTCCAATCCCTGACGTATTCGGTCAAACCGCGCAATTTGTTCATCGGTAATGGTTTCAAGTATTACATTGGTGAATACTTCCAAGCCTGTTCCGGTTTCTTCTCCAAGATATTCATGTCTGTATGCAAGCTCATTCGTCCGCTTTAAATGCCGTGCATCGGCTAAAAATCTTTCTCCCAGCCAATGCTTTGGAACATCTAAATATGTCGAATGATGCACTCGTTTTCCCGGTTTCGGCATTTTCGCCTCTTGGTTCACCCATGAACGGGATGATTTAGGAGGGTTGTATGAGAAGAATACTGCCCGCCTTTGGTCTCCGCCTCGGAATACTGATTGCAAGATATTCCGTATTTCGTTCATCGAACCGAATTGGTCTAACTCTTCAAACCATGCATACTTGATATATCCTTTACCGATATTGATTGATTTCAACTTCGAGGGCTTGTCTGCTCCACGAAAGATAATCCGTTGCCCTGTAGGAAGATAGACAATTTGCATAGGGCTAACTTGTACATAGAACAGATGGCCCATATTCATCTTTGCAATAGTCCATTCAAACTGACCAATGACTGAATCCCGGAGTTCATTTTGATACCGCCGGAAAACTACCGCATTGGCATCCGGGTCTCTTAACATTCCTAAAATTATTTCAATGCTAATAAAAGTGGACTTGGCTGAACCACGTCCACCTTTGAGCCAATATTCATCATGCAGTTCCTCTTTTAGCTCCCTATGCAATTCGTAGAAGGATGGTGCAATTAATTCCGAAAGCCTGACATCTACCACCGGAGCCGTCATCATACGCATCATTCCTCGGCTTCGTCATTGGTCCCTGTTGCAT